TGTCTCGGATGACTTGTTCCCAAACAGTTTCACTGCTATGTGAATAAGCCACGGCAGAGGTTGCTGTTTCCACAAAAGTCTTGCCGCAATTTCGGCATAAATAGGCCTGTTTCCCATTCCGTTTTCCATTGCGAACGATCTTCTCAGATTCACAATGCGGACAGGAAGACCCTTTCGCTTTCTCTTCCGAATCGGACTTCTCTTTTATTTCTTGAAGACGTTCAAGAGTCTCTTCTAAATACTTGGCCGGGATTTCTTTGGCTAAATTCAATACATCCTTCAATGTGACTTCCATTTGTGCTACCTCCTACATATTGTAGAATTATTATAGCACATCAGATGAGGTTAAGTCAACATGTTTTTTAACTAACACCAAAACATTTCTTTATCTGTAACGCCTTCCAACGTCTGCCGATGAAGATTTGCAAAGAATAACTCAATAACATCGAGCCACCTATCCCACAAGCCGAATTTACTGCCGTCATCGGCAACGAGCAATCTCAATAAGACCTCATGCGCCTTATTAAAAATGAGGTCTTTAGCCTTATCGAATTTGTTAGTGGCCGCATATGCTTTTGCAGTTTCCGTAAATATCTCGGCTAATTTCCAGTCGTGAACCTCCGGGAGTTTTGCTGCCAAATCACCGCAGGTTTTCATTGCTTTTTCAAAATGCGGAACAGCTTTTTCTGGAGTAAATATTTCTCTTCGCATATAAACATTTGCGATGTGCAATTCGCTCTCTATGTATGCTTTATAGACTCCGGAGTTAACCTCAATATCATTCGGCAGAAATTCATATAATTCAATGACTTTTTTACAGTCATCGATCGTTTCACCAAACAAACCTCTGCGGTCTTTATATTCACTACGCATTAAATAGCACGTATAGAGGAAATTGCGGTATTTTGTAGGATTCGATTGATATAATTTTTCAAAAATTGTAATGCCTTTGTCTAAATGCGCCTCTTCCTCAAGAACGCAATCAACGCACCCATCAACGACAGGAGTTAGTGCTATTATGCCAGAAAGAGCATCCATGATTTCATAAGAATTCATCCCGTAATGCTGTAGTTTTCTAAAAACAGAAGAAAAGTTGAGATGAAGACGTCCTGTTTCACTTTCAATATCGAAATCATCTTTACACGATATATCAACCGCAGAGATTTCACGCAAATCGTCCTTTGCCATCGCCAAGTATAGTAAAGACTCAGCAAGGTACTCTTTGCCGTGGTGATTAGAAAACTCTAAATAAACACAACCTCTGTCGCACAGGATGTCGGCTCGATTGCGGTATGCGACATATTTGTTGTTTTCGTTGTCGGAAACCGTGATGGGTTCATTTACCATATAGGCGTTATTATATGCTTCTACTGCTAACAGTTCATGCGAATTCATTAAGCGATGAATGTTTTCTTCGTATTTGAATTCATCCAGCATTTTTTTGTCGGAGATTATACTTTTATATATCATCTCAAGTAACCATGTCTTTGATGTGGTAATTGTCCCGCCAAAAGCATCATAGATATTATTCATAACCTTTCGGGTTTCCCATAGTAAAGCATAAGCATTGGCAAAGACATCTTCGTCCTGTTTTGAATTCAAAAAGGTTTTATTCCAAAAGTGTCCCACATCCATAAACAGAGAAACGAGGTGTAACTGTTGTTCTTCGTTCAACTTTTCCTTTGTCAAATCAAGCCAGTAAGAAAAAGCAATTTTAAAGCAGTTAACAACTTCCCCCAGTTTATCGCCATCCCTTAGATGCAGGTTAGCCGCGAGTTGAAAGAACTTCGCTCGCTGTTCAGGCACAGAAATATCATCAAGGCTTTCATATATTTTCTTTATGATTTCTATTGCCTTCGTGACCTTCCTTTGCTCTTCCAAATATTCTACGTATTCAAAAAGAGTGTCTATCGGCAAGCAAAAATCAACGATAATCCGCATAGCTGTATCGTAATACTGCTCAACCTCATCCCACTCACGCTCTGATTTCGCCAGTCTTCGTAAGATGTTCGCGCCTTCGATTAATTCCTTAAGGTGGTCGTACATCTCGTTGTGAGTATGTGCTTCAGCCATTTCAAGAACGGTTATCGTCTGCCCTATGGCAGTTCTTTTTCGATAGAGATGATCAATATCTGAGGTGATATCGCCGAGTGAAAGAAAACGGTTGGCTTCTCTATATTCACCTTGGGCGAGGTGCTTGTACGCCAAGTCCAAACGCTCCGACGATTCCTCTTTGAGGGAGAGGATAATCGCACGGCACAAGTCGTCAAAAATATCTCGCTTTAATTTTATGAACCGCTTTTTCGCCTCGTAATACTCCAAAGAAACGCTTTCGTATTCACGGCATATGATTTCATTGTGTCTGTCGCCTAACCATTTTTCTTGGAGTGCCTCGTATTTATCTTGAATTTGTCTGAACGTGGTTTCGGCTTGGATGACGGCTTCGTTTGAACGCCAAGCGGGAATGTCTTGCAAAGACAGAAGGGTTTGATTATCTTTGACAAGAGTATCGTTTGAGGATACGTTTATATTGATTGTAATCCCCGCACCGTGCAAATCGGGATAACGGAGCAACAAGGAATGAATGTCAGATATTTGACCTGACATCTGTTCCATTTTATCGAGAACAGCAGGGTTTGAATCCGTGCTATCTAAAAAACTTCTCATTCATTATCACTCCTCTCCTGTGGCAGCGGCATGAACGCTACATCCATATATTATCGTAATGAAATCTTCGAACCACCTCTCTGGCTTGCAGGTCAAACCCAGTGTCATCGTCAATAAGGAACTCACGTAGTTTCCGTCCTTTGTGGTGACCATACTTGTCACACAATTCCAAGGTATCTTCGGCAATCTCAACCATTTTGTCTCCTTGACCCAATAAAAATAGTGTTATTAATTCTTCGTCGCTCATAATTAGACTTGTCTTTTCGTTTGGATTTTCCGTCAAAATATCTTTGGCTCGAGTATATAGACTTAACACCTCTGAGGCAGAAAACATCTTAGAGATATTTCCTTCTGCGGAACCCGAATAATTGATTGAAAAATCACTTTTAAGAAGCTGATAATTTTTCCAGTGAGCGGAATAATATAAATCAATACAGCAGTCATCGGGATCATTTATTACATCCTCGGAATAAAAGCATGGGATAATCTCATCCAAGCCCTTAAATGTCAGAGATTGTACCATTTCGTCCTCTTCCCTTATGTGCGCAATATAAGCACCAATCAACGCCATGTAATCAAAATCCTTGTGCTGCATTTCTTTTGCAAATTTATCATTCATTTGAATATGATTTTGTTCTGCAGATATGCGTCGAACATCCAAGGTTGTACCGTCAAATAAACACCAATAGTTATCGCCGTTTCCAAGGAAATCGATAATTTCTTTTGTCCACGAATTTATTATCTTATATTCGGCCTCTTGTGCCTCGCGGTCTTTGAATCGTTTAAAAATCATAATTCTATTCATGAGTTCCTCTGATTCAAGAATCTGTCTAACAGTAAGAATTCCATCTTCAACAGCATCATCCAATCCCATACTTCTGAAAATTAGAATTAAATCTCTATCATTAAACGAAGTCTGAAAATAACCGCCTATACTGATGATTTCTCCGCCGCATACACATTTAAAACTAAGTGTAACAATTTTGATTTCACTCGCAAATTTCAAACGCATAAAAACCGAATCCAGAGATATATTCTTAGAAATTGCTTTATAATCGCCACTTGAAAGAAATGCAGCGTCTTGAATTTCGAGACACTTATCTACATACAACGTATTAAGAACATCTCTGTCAAAAGAAAGTCCCACGTAACGCACAGAACCCGCTGGAAAGACAGTTAAGTAATCTTCAATTGTATAAGCATAATTGGTTGTATAAAAGAAACTTTTTCTTCCGGCGATGTAGTCGGAAAGATGCTCATGATCATCTTCTGCGCTTAATATGTCATTGCAGATATCCTTTTCTAAGTCGCTTCCCAATTGAGGCAGAAGTTCCGCATACATCAACGAAAATGCAGAATTGTTTCTTTGCAGATATATAAAAGCGGATATCTGTTCTTCACTCGGTTGCTGTTTCATAAGAGAAATATAATGACGGGCAAGGAAGTAATCCCTAAAACTTCTGTGAACAAAGCACAAGAAGCCATCGCGGTCTTCCTGAAGCACACAAAAAGCTGCGTTTGCCGTTATTCTCGAACCACTCCTTGCCTTGACCCACGCATCTTTAGCGAGGGATTCTCCAGTTCCCATAAGAGCAACTATTTTCGTAAGGAAATCGAACACTCTGCTCTGATAGCCCAAAAGCCTTTGTCTCCCTTTTTTACTTGCTGTATTTTCGTTCGGATTTTCGTCATGGTATTCCCATTTCAAATATGAGTTTATAACACTCTCTATCCGAGAGCTAAGTAATTTTTTCGTTTCGGGAGAAGAAGCATTTGAACTATCCCAGTCGCTGATAATTTGATATGCGTAACGACACAACAACGGGGATGTCAATAATGACTCGCTGTCATCTACTGTATTAAGGTATAGCGAGAGTCGTTTGAGATATTCTTTTTCGGAAAGTGCTTTTTGATGTGGTTTTGTGTCTGGCCATTTGTTTGTAAAATGATCAAATCCTTTTTCGATGTCAAGACTTTTTAACCTTTTTACTAATTTGCAAACGCCAAGCGTTTCTTTTTTATTCAGTGGCAACACCTCAAAGACAACGTATGTGTCAAGCGTTTTATTAGCGCCTTCTTTTTTTATTATTCCGTGAAAGTCAAAATGTTCAGGGCGTGTTGAGATGACAAATTTATGCTTGACTCCAAGCGTATTTATCAAACTCTTCTCTTCAAACAATCTTAAGAAGCCTTCCAGTTCGCCACGTCTTCCTTTTACAAAGGGAAGCTCATCGAGACCATCAAAAAACACGAGACACCTTCCCTTGTCTTTCAGCACAGAGTCTATGTAACGGGCAAGTTCGTCCAATGACTTGCAAAACGCCACCATTTTGGCTGAAACGTATACAAGATTAGAAAAACCGCTTTTATAAGCATTGACGCTATAAAACAATTTCTTCAGGGCTGTAGATTTTCCGACTCCAGCTTGCCCGATAATTATCACGTTTCGGGCTATCTTGGAAGATTCAATTTCATTCACGATTGCTTTTAGGCTGGTCGTTTTTGCTGATTTATAAAACACGAAACGCCTAGAGACAAAATGTTTAAGCAGAATATCATTATAAATCCAGTTTGCATCGACAGCATTATTTCTCAGAAGGTTTAATTTATCTTCACTATGTTGCTTGACCTTCGTGACTGCTGGGATTACGGCAATAGGAAAGGTGATTGAAGGATCTTCGGTATGCAGAGGCTTGTCTTTCGACGAACCTGCATCGTTAACATTTACCTCGACCTTTTGCACTACTTCGACCTTTTGAGGCAGATTGTCAAGATGGTCATGTATTCCCTTTTCTGCTTTTTTTACTGCTTCTATAGTGGCAGGATTCGTATCCGTTCTGTCCAAAAGTTCCCTCATAAATCAATCGCCTCCCAAATCGTCTTTACCCTGCGTTCGCTTGGAAACCGCCTAAGCATTGCGTACAAGTTGTGTTGAATACTCTCCTTCGCCGATGGATTCACGTCCAACGCTTCTATGTTGTCCAAAAAGGAAAAATCCTTCATCTTAATCTGCGTCAATACATGATTTGTAACCATTTGTCCTGTAACAGCCCAAAACAGAACCGCGCCGATGGCATATAAGTCGGTGGAATATCCTATCTTGTCTTTCCCTTTGCGAATCTGGCGGATTTGCTCATGCGTCGCCCACCCTTCACTATAAGAAATGAATTCAGAGCCGTTTTCTATCTCGTCCAACGACATAACGGTGTCAAAGTCAAACAACGCTACCCGATTGGATAAAATACCGTTGTTGGCGAACAGATAAATATTCGATGGCTTTATATCAAGATGAAGCAACTCTCTGTCATGTAATTCTGCAACTGCCTCGCAGAGGGATGCCATTACCTGAGCTACTCGCTCTAACTTAAGACCAAAGATTTTATCAAGCGTATCGCCTTGCGCCGAATCAACAACCGAGTATACGGTGTTATTGGAAACGTCAATTCTCGATGGCGCAAACGAGTGGTTGCTGCCTTTTCCGTAGAATTCCACTTGTTTTCTTGCCCCACGCTCAAACTTTAGTCTGCGCTCGTTGAACTCATATTGGGAAGCAGGAAGAACGTTGAGACCATCGCAATTGCGCGTAATGCTGTCAGCCAAATCAAGGGGATAAAACTCTTTTATCACTGCCGGCACAGGCGGCATACCGATTTTGCTCTCGTAAAAAGACGTCTCACGCTCGGCGTCATAAACAAGGCAACTTGCGCCGACGTCGCTTTTTAATCCCGTGATGGTGTATTTGCTACCGCCAATGACAATCTGCGTACCATCAACCATAGCCGTTTTATGTTGTAATGCAATCCGTGATTCGTTCATAGAGCGTCTCCTTCCGCAAGTTGTGACAATGCCTCGTTGAAATGCGTTAGTGCGTCGATTTCGTCTATTCCTCCCAAATTTTCGTCCAGCAAGCGAACACAACTCAAAATATGCCAATCAAACGGATTCGCATAATAAAGATATCCGTATCCGCAGTTTTCCAACTCAATGTTTAAACTCTCGTAGAACTCACCGAAGAACTCTTCCGGCGGTTCATCAGGCATAGATTGTTCCTTTTTTGTAATGTCATAGCTGACATATAAATACCGCTCCCACCGAAGTACAAACTGGGCGAAATAGAGAAAAACGAAAACATTACGGGCGTAGCAAAAATCCTTTTCTGTCGCAAGCTGTGGCTTGCTGCGCTTCGTCATCTCTTTGAATTTCTCATACGGTGGGAGCGACGACACCAATTTGCATACATGATTGCAAACGCTGCTTATCGGCTTAGTCGGCCGCGTTGCCCTGTCTTCAGTTCCGGCGATACATTTATTTCGCTCAGATAATTCCGTCCAGACCGATTCATAGGAAAACTCGTATTGCCCGTCAAATTTCGTATGGCGAACTTGGTCACCGTCTACGATGTCAAATGTGCCTGTCTCAGACAGAGCCTTTGTGACATATGAGGTTTTTTCATTCCCTTTTTTGTCTTTTTGCTTCATTTCGACGGTATCGGATATTCCAACATCAGTAGGCCGATTTAGTTTTAATTGCTCAACAACCGCCTCATACTCCGTAAGTATTCCAAAGTGGGCAGAAACGCTGTAGTTAATAAAATATTTCGTGTTGGCAAACAAGTCACACCTAAACGAGTCCTCGGTCATACCTTTCAAATTGGAAAATTTGTCTTGAAGAACCTTTGTCCCAACGGTGTTATCTCTTATCTTTTCTTTGATTCGAGCAATGACAAGTTTTTTGTAATCTTCGATGCGTGGGATATTGGGGTTAGCCTTATATTCATCAATGAGGGTCTTGGCATCTTGATACGGTTTTCCGTTTGCCAAGCAGTAGCAGTATATAACATCCTCTGCGGAGCGGTAACTGAAGCCGTTTAATTTGCAGACCTTCCACAAGAAATGCCCCGCTTGGTCATCATCCAAACCGAAAGCAAAACACAACCGAATCGCCCAAGCACGGTTTGGCAGCTTGTTTTCGCAAAACCATTCCGACACCTTATCATCGAAGCCCCTCATCTCAGCATCTGTAAATCCGTATCCGCAAACGACGGCTTTGAAATCGGCGATTATCTCATCTTCGTCGCCTTGAAAATCCAAGCAATCCAACAAATCACGCTTAATGCCTTTGCTCACGCTCATAAAGCGATTTTCGTCACGGAGGAACGAGAGCATTTCTTCGTAAGAGCAGCACTCTTCGAATCCGTTGTATGCGTGTTGGGTGATATCGCCTTTGTATTTTGGAACTTTCATAAACTCTCGCCTCCATCTGATTCATATCCGCCGCTCCACCACATCCAACGCGAGCGTCACGCTTTGCGTCTTGCCAAACATTTCAAACTCCACATCCACCGTCTGGCGGTACTTATTTATCTTCTTAACTCTTCCTTCAAGCGACTCCAACGCACCCTCAGCGATGACCACGCTGTCGCCGACATCCACGGCTTCAATTGCCGCGATGTGGAATTCTTTATTCATCAGCCGCATAAGCAACGCCTTGTCGCGTTCGCCGACAACCGCGCACCGCAGACTTTCCTCATCGCCGAGCATTTTGTAAGCGGTCTCGTCGTTTCGGACAATCGGGCTGAGTGTCTCAAAGCATTTATCCGGGTCATCGGTTGAGGCTACGAAAACGTAACCGGGGAAAAGCAGCACGCTGTGCAGTTTTACAACGTCCTTTTTCCGAAACGAGCGGTCTTTGGTGGGGACAAACACCACATACTTGTCCGAGTCGAGCTTGCTCTGAAGCCGCTCCGCAAAGCGATACTCCTCAAATGTCTTAACAAACACGACGTACCATTTGGCGGCGCGGACGAAAGCTCTGTCCGGCTCGAATTTCAACATTTGCATACAGCTCCGCCCTTTCGCCCTGCCCCTTTCGGGTGGCTACCGACAACCCAAGACCCGCCTCATGCAGTCAGCCTAAGAGTTCTAATAATCAAGTTTCGGTGTCTTCTCGCCGCAGATTGCGACGACCTCATGGTTGGTTCGACACCTTAACTCATATTATATCACAGCCAATTACGGATTGCAATAGGGAATTTTACATATTTGCATTTATTTCGCACAAACACAAGGGACGCAGCCATCGCCGCGTCCCTTGTGTTTTGTAACGTTACTCAATTTTTGTTACTTCTGAAAATACGCCTCAAGTGCCTTCGTGACAATATCATCGACTTCGTTTGGTTCTTTACCTTTGAAATATGAATCCATCAAGTCAAGCGACAGTCGGTGATTCGATTTTCGGACTTGACGGTATAACAAAATGTCGTTGATGGCTTCGGCGGTCAGCGGCGGTTTCTTTGCCGCGTTTACGAGTCCTTTTGCTTTGCCTATCGTAATTTTCGCTCCAGTCTTTTTGATAGCAGCTTCAAGCAATTTCTGCTCTTCCGGTGATAAATAAGTGAGTTTTTCCGCAACGGTCAACTCAAATTCCCCACCGTCAAGCCGCTCAATTAAACGCTTTATGAGTTTGTCGAGCCGCAAATAATAACCGATATTATTCGGCGTCAGACCAAACTGCTCTGCGACGGCTGCTCTCGGCGTCAACCTCTTTAGGTTAGCGGAAAGAAGTCCTTTGCCGTCCATTAACGCCGCCGCTTCGTTGATTAAATCGTTTCGCTGCCCTTGGCGTTTCAAGGAATCGTGGGTTAGCTTGATGACCTTGGCACGTTGGGAATGTGTCAGTTCTCCGAAGCCCCTTTGTTGCAAATTTGTCAGCGTAACGACAAGCATTGCTCTCTCGTTGTCGTCCTTCAGGTCGTCGCGCACAACGGAGGGAATGTCGGTCTTGCCCGCTATTTTCGATGCCTCAACACGATTGTGACCGCTTAGAATTTCGTATTTTCCCTCTTGGTCTGCTGGCCGGACGATGATGGGGGTGAGTACGCCGTTGGTTTCGATACTCGCCGCCAAGTCTGCGAGGCGTTTCTCGTCGTAGATTTCAAATGGATGGTTTTTGAAGTGTTCGAGATGCTCTAAGGGAATCTGTCTGACGGTGGGTTCTTCACTCATAAAAATACCCCTTTCAACTGAATTGGTTCACATTAATGAGTATATCCATAATTATAGCAGATTATTCATTTTTGTCAACATCCGCACAGTGAAATGCTGTGCGTTTTTTTGTCTGAAAAATTTCTTTCAGAAAAGTTCGGACAAACCCTCCGATTTGTCCCCTCTCAGTTATAGAGGGGCAAATAAGCCGCCTCGGGAAGGAGGTCTGAGGGATGTTCCGTGAGAGAACGAAACCCGCGAAACAAGCACCGGACACGGCATTTCTGCACGAGTTAAACGAGACACTGTGGGCGTTTCACATCATCACAAGACGGCTCGGCAGAAAGCTGGACGGCTACTTGAACCGCGAAACCAAGAGCAAAAAACCAAAGGAGTGAACAGTCATGCCGCAATATCCAATCCACGCAAAACCCTACCAACACCAAAGGGACGCTATCGCGTTCGTCGGTAACCTCTTTGGGTTGCCCGAAGGAGGTGATGAAAACCCTTCCATGAGCAGCCGCGGTGCGGCGCTGCTTATGGAAATGTAGCTGGGGACAGGCAAGACAATCACGGCAATCGCTGTGGCGGGTCAACTGTATCTCAGCGGCAAAATCTCCCGCGCGCTCGTCATCGCGCCGCTGTCGATACTCGGCGTTTGGGATGAAGAATTCCGCAAATTCGCCGGGTTTGATTACACTCTCGCCGTGCTAAACGGCTCCGGCGCAAAGAAGGCCGATGCACTCAGACACCTTGACGGCAGTCCGCTCCAAGTGGCGGTGGTCAATTACGAGAGTGCATGGCGGCTGGAGCCGGAATTGATGAAGTGGCTCGGCAAAGGCGGCGGATCACTGGTCATCGCGGACGAGGGTCACAAAATCAAGACGCACAAAACCAATGCTTCCAAGGCCATGCATCGTCTCGGCGTGAAGGCAAATTACAAACTCCTGCTTACCGGGACGCCAATCACGAATCGCGCCTTGGACGTGTTCAGCCAGTACAAATTCCTCAACCCCGCCGTCTTCGGAAACAGCTTCTACTCGTGGCGAAACCGTTACTTCGACATGGTTGGCTACGGCAACCACACACCCGTGATGAAGCGTTCGATGGAGCCGGAACTGACGCAAAAAATCCACAGCATAGCGTTCAGGGCGACAAAGGCAGAGTGCCTCGACCTCCCCGAAACCACCGACATCATCCGTCATGTGGAGCTGGAAGCGTCCGCCATGAAGCTGTACCGCAATCTCGTCAAGGACAGTTTTACGGAACTCAACGGGCAGGAGGTCACTGCGACCAACATCCTCACACGGCTCTTGCGGTTGTCGCAACTAACCGGGGGCTTCCTCGGCGGAGACGACCAGCGTGACGCTGGACCCAATGTCCGCTGCGGCGGGATCATCCCTGTAAGCACCGCAAAACTGGACGCACTCGCCGACATCATCGACACCGCCGCCGAAGAGGGCAAGAAGCTGGTCATCATCGCGCGGTTCGTGGCTGAAATCGCGGCAATCAAGGCTCTGCTGGACAAACAAGGCATCGGCTATGCCGCCGTTAGCGGCGAGACCAAAGACCGCGCCGAGCAGGTCAGGCAGTTCCAAGAAAACCCCAGTGTGACGGTGTTTATCGGACAAATCGCTACGGCGGGACTGGGGATTACGTTGACCGCCGCATCGACTCTTGTGTTCTACTCGCTCGACTATTCCATGAGTAATTTCGAGCAGGCGAAGGCTCGGATTCACCGCGTCGGGCAGCGTGAAAACTGCACTTACATCTACCTTGCCGCAAAGAACACCATCGACGCAAAAATCCTCAAAGCACTGCGAGACAAGGCAGACTTAGCACGAACACTCATCGACGACTACCGCAACGGCATCAACCCATTTCAATGAAAAAGGAGGCGCACAGCCAATGGAAAAAGAGAAAAATCCCATCCTCGATCTTGCGGAGAAGCTGACGGAACTCCGCACCATGAAGTCAGACATCGATGGTGAACTCAAATTTGTCACCGCCGAGATTGACAAAGTCACCGCCGAAATGGTGGAGCTGATGACAGAACAGGAAATGCCCAGTTTCACCCACAGGGATCACAAGTTTTCCCTAGCCACGCGCAGTTTTGCGTCGGCCGCAGACGGCGACAAAGACAGCCTGTATTCCGCGCTCAAGCAGAACGGTTTCGAGCATCTTTTCACCGTCAACGCGCAGACACTCACCGCGACCGTCCGGGACATCATCGAAGAGAACGCGGATCAGCTCCCCGACTGGCTCACCGGCAAAGTTGCACTCTACGACAAAACGTCGGTCAGAGTAACCAAAAAATAATGAATATGGAGGAATTATCAATGTCTAAGAACAACGAAAACACCGCTCTTGCGGTACAAAACCCCGGCTTCACCGCCATTGCAAACACCGATTTTACCGCGATGGTCAGCGACGAGATGGAAGGTCTGGACATCAACATCGAGCGCATCAAAATCCCATCCGGCGGCGCGACGGTGTTCGAGCTGCCCGGCGAGGACGGCGAGAGCGACACCGTCAAAGAATTTTCAGCCGTCATCCTGTGCCATCAGACACTCAACGCCTACTATAACAGCAAATATACCGGCGGCAACGCGCCCCCGGACTGTTCCAGTTTGGACGGTGTCATCGGCATCGGCAGTCCCGGCGGCAACTGCAAAAAGTGTTCGCACAACCAATTCGGCAGCGGTGAAAACGGCGCGAAAGCCTGTAAGAATCGCCGCAGAATTTACCTTTTGCGTGAGGGTGAGATGTTCCCCATGCTGCTCTCCCTGCCGACAGGATCGCTGAAGCCATTTACCAAATATCTGCAACTCCAGCTTTCCAAGGGCAGGGCGTCCAACTCCATCGTTACGCGCTTCGGTCTCAAAAAAGTCACCAACAAAAGCGGCATCGCGTTCTCGCAAGCGGTGTTCACGCTCGACCGTGTCCTCACTCCCGAAGAACATACCGCCGTGCAATCCATGACCGAGCAGGTCAAGGAATATGCCAAGCAAGTCGGCTTTGACGCGGACGCTGTCACGGTTGACGAAGAAACGGGCGAAGTCATCGAACCGCTCGGCAAGTAAACATCAGCGGTTTGGCGGTATCCGCACAAAAACCGCCTCCCTACGGGGGAAATAACGAAGGGGGAGAAACCCAATGTATAAATGTGTAACCAATGTATCAGAGGTGCGCGAGTACCTCTCCGATGCTCCGATATTCGCCTTCGACATCGAAACCTCGCCGGATGAACAATACCGCGACGACCCCAAATCCGCACTCGATCCGCACAAAGCGCATATCGTCGGCATCAGCTTTTCGGCCGCCGAGGACAGCGCAATCTACGTCCCTCTCGCTCATAAAATCGGCGAAAACGTATCAGACCCCGCCGCGCTGTGGGACTATCTCGCCGAGTTGTTCGCCGACCGCAACATCACGAAAATTGCGCACAACTTAGCATTTGAATCGGCGTTCCTTTATGCCCGCGGCATTGTCATCCAAGAGCCGGTCTACGACACAATCGCGGCGGCGCAATTGACGCTCAAGAACCGCACGAAGTTCCGTTCGCTCGGTGACAGCGGTTTGAAAAATCTTGTGCCGGAGCTGTTCGGCGTGAGCCTTCCGTCATTTGTAGAAGTGACTCTCGGCGGGCATTTCGACAACCTTGAACCCGCCGACACCGAAACCGTGCGCTACGCCTGTACCGATTCGGATTACACCCTGCGGCTTTACCATTTGTTCAACGCGTGGTTTGGCAAATGGCTTCCTAAGCATCGCAGCGTTATCGAGTGCGTGGAATCGCCCACCGCTGTGTATGTCGGACTGATGAAGCATAACGGCATCCAAGTTGACCGTGAACGCATGGAACGCAAAGCCGCCGAATGTGAGGAAAAGCTGACGGGACTTCAGAGGGAACTGGCGGTTTTTATCGGTGACGTGAAAATCGGCGCGAACTGCTCCACGAGCGAGTTTAAGTATCATTTGTTCCATACCCTCAAGCTGCCTGTGCAGAAAACCACCGCAAAATACCAAGAAGCGGCCGATGATGAGACCATGATTCTGCTCTCAGAATGGTGCGTCACTAACCGTCCGGAACTCGTGCCTCTTTTCAAATTAGTGCAGGAGTACCGCAAAACCGCCAAGCTGAAAAGCACCTACATCGACGGCTACGCAAAGTATATCAACGCTGCCACCGGGCGAATCCACGCCGACCTTATGCCTCTTGCGACCGAAACAGGACGCTTTGCCGCGAGGAATCCCAACCTCCAAAATATGCCGCGCGCCGGAGCGGACGATGTGGGAGTGCGTAACTTTTTCACCGTGCCGCATGGCAAGGTTCTCCTGTCTTTGGATTTCAGTCAGATTGAATTGCGCGTCGGAGCTTTCTACTGCAGGGACAGGAAGATGCTCGAAAATTACCGCGTCGGCGGCGACATCCACGACCAGACCGCAAGCGTTATCTACGGCGAAGGCAAGCACGATAAGGAGCAAAGGACAATCGCTAAAAATGTTAATTTCGGTACATTCTTCGGTTTGTTTCCGCGCGGATTGCAGAGGACGTTGAAATTCAAGGCGGGTCTGGAAGTTAAGCTGAAACATTGCGAGCATATCATTTCCAACCTCAAAGCGGGGTATCCGAAGCTGGCTGAGTGGCAGCAAAATGCAATCAAAACCGCCGAAACCAAGCGTTATGCCGAAACATGGCTCGGACGCCGCAGATACTTGCCAAACATCAACTCCCACGACTGGAACAAGAAGTCTTTTTCCGAGCGTTGCGCCCTCAATACCCCGATTCAAGGAACGGCGGCTGATATTCTGAAACTGGCTCTGGGACGCATCATCGCCGGACTGCCCGCCAGACCGTGGCTGCGCCCGCTGTTACAGATTCACGATGAACTTGTCTTTGAACTGCCGAATGAGCGTGTCAATGAAGCGGTGCCCTTTATAAAGTCCTGCATGGAAGCACAACCCTTTCCCGAATTTGATATACCCATCACAGCCGAAGCTGCCGTGGGCGTGAGATTCGGCGAGATGAAAGAAATGGAGGAACTACCATGAGTAAGCGTTCCAAAGACCCGCGCCGCAACTCCGAGGGATATATGGACTTGACGGCATATGAAGCCATAAAGAGCATACGCAGCGACGAAAAAGCCAAGACCCGCAAATACCGGCCGTTGGTCTACATCTGCTCGCCTTATGCCGGGGACATACAGCGCAATGTCGAGAACGCGCGGCGGTATTGCCGATTCGCGGTAGATAACGGAGCGATACCCATAGCCCCCCATCTGCACTATCCGCAGTTTATGGATGATACCAACCCTGCCGAGCGCAAGGACGGTCTGTGGTTTGCAATCATTCTGCTGTGCAAGTGCGATGAAGTCTGGGTGTTCGGCGAGCGTATATCCGAGGGCATGAAGCGCGAAATCGCCAAAGCCCGCGACAAGGGCATACCGATTCGTTTCTTTAATTCCGACTGTGAGGTGATAACGTGAATTTCCCAAAGGAACTGACAGCCCTGCGTCAATGGGTGTGTTGGAGGCTGGAACCTAACCCCAACGGCGGCAAGGACAGCAAAACGCCGTACTGCGCATCCAACGGCAAGAAAGCCTCCTCCACCAACTCCGAAAGCTGGACGGATTTTCAAAACGCTCTGACGGCAAAAGAGAAGTACCTTTATACGGGTATCGGCTTTGTGTTCGTCAAGGAAAGCAATATCATCGGCGTGGACATTGACCATTGCCTCGATCCCGCCACCGGCGAACCGAATCAAACCGCAACCGACATCCTCGCCATGCTGCCCCCGACTTACATCGAAATCAGCCCATCGGGGGACGGGCTTCATATATTCCTCAAAGGCGGGATGCCCGAAGGCGGGTGCCGGAATTCCAAGACAGGCGTGGAAATGTACGCCCATAGCCGGTACTTCACCATGACGGGACGGCGTTACAAGGACTGCGCCGACAGTGTCGCCGATGACAACGGCGCATTGAAAAAGATTCATGCCGCGTTCATCAACGCCAAAAAGCCGCGCAAACGCAAGAGAGCGTCGGGGACGGCGCTCTCGGATGAGGATGTGCTGGAGAAAGCGCGTCAGTCCGGCACGGGCGAGAATTTCGCCGTGTTGTGGGACGGCAAATGGCAGGATGTATTCGGCAGCCAGTCCGAGGCGGATATGTCGCTGTGCTGCAAGTTGGCGTTTTGGACGGGCAGGAATCGCGAGCAGATGGATAGGCTGTTCCGGCAGTCCGCGCTGATGCGTCCCAAGTGGGATGAACCTCATCATGCGAGCGGTGCGACCTACGGCGAGGAGACCTTGACGCGCTCCATCGAAGCTACTGACAATGTCTACAGCACCGATTCGGATGCGCCAGTGTTCCAATTCGACGGACGCTATTTCCGCGCCAAAGGCGACAAAATCTACCCTCTCACCAATTTTATCGTTTCCCCGGTTGAGATGCTGATATCCGAAGACGAGACCCAACTCACCGCCGACCTCATCACCGTGAACGGTGAAACTTACCGTCAGACCTTTCTAACCGGGGACTTTTCCAACCCGCAGAAGTTCAAGAACGTGCTGAACAAGCGTACCATTGCGTTATCGTATCTCGGAAGTGAGGGCGATTTGGAACTGTTCAAGGGGTTTATAAACGAGCTGCCGTGGGACAGGAAAAAGGGCGTCAAAGCCGTGGGAATCTACGAACATGACGGACGCTTGGTGTTCGTATCGGGCGAGAGCGCGGTGGAAGCCGGAGGCAATGCGGTTGAGGACATCGTTCAGCTTGAAAAGCAGCAGTCCATACAAAGCGCCGTCGTTTCCCGAAAAATGATAACGCCGGAGCAGATGCGCCAAATCGGGCAATGGCTGATGACGTTCAATGAGCCGATTAAAACCGTGGCGGTGCTGGCATGGTCTGCGGGGTGTTTCATAAAGCCGCATTTGCGCAAAGCGAGCGTCAAGTTCCCGCATCTGTTCCTCATCGGCGAAGCCGGAAGCGGTAAGTCCAATACGTTGGAGCGTGTCATCCTGCCAATCTTCTCGCGCTCAAAGGTCACCGCCGCGACGCAGGTGACGGCGTTTACGCTGATGCGGGAATCGGCATCCTCCAACATGATACCTCAACCGCTGGATGAGTTCAAGCCCTCAAAAATGGATAAATACAAACAAAGCATCCTGTACAACCATTTCCGGGACGCTTACGACGGACATGAGGGCATACGCGGCCGCGCCGACCAGCAGTTGGCGTTTTACGAACTTCTCGCGCCGTTAGTTATAGCGGGCGAAGAGTCAGCTGACGAAACGGCGGTGCGCGAGCGTTCCATAGAGTTGCTGTTCTCCAAGAAAGACCTCAAATGCGTCGAGTATAAGACAGCGTTCAGAAAGCTCTGCCACCATGAGGATTTACTCGGAGCGTTCGGACGCAGTCTGTTGGATGCCGCTCTGCGGACGGATTATGCCGAGGTTGGCAAATGGCACGATGAGGCTATGACAGAGTTTCCCGATACGCTGCCGGCGCGGGTGGTCAGCAACCTTGCCTGCGCTTACGCAGGGCTTCGGCTCATGGAAAAGCTGTGCGTTGCGCTTGGGTTAACATGGCATGAGGTTTTCCCGTTCAGCCTTGCCGTCTGCCGTTCGTACTTGGAGCATGGTGTCCGTGAGTATCTCTTCGACGGCGGCGACAGCAACAAGAGCGTGGTGGAGCAGACCTTTGAGGTCATGTCCCGCATGGGGTTGAATCCCGACAACGAGTACGAACTCAGCGACGACGGCAAGGTTCTCAGCCTGTGGCTCAATCATGTGTATGACAAATATACCAAGTACCGCCGCGAATATGCGGTGACCGGGGAGGTTCTGACCTATGCGCAATTCAAAAAGCAGCTGGAGCATAGCGACTGCTTCATTGCTAAGAACAAGCAGATGTGGCTCGGCAGCGACAATCGCAGGGTTTGGCAGGTGGATTTCGGCGTCCTGTCGGCGCGGTGCGATGTGTCGGGCTTCGAGGAAGGCGCGAAAGCGCTGCTTGATTCTAACCTCTAACTTTCGGCGCAGCGCAGAAGTTAGGTTAAAAAACACAGACCATACGGGGGTTTTCGGTGTGTTCCTAACTTCTAACTTTTATAAAAGTATAAGTAAAAGAAAAAAGCGATTCACGCGCATACGCACACGCACGCACACGCGCGCACGTATAGCCAGACCTACACAGAATCGAAAGTTAGGAGTTAGAAGTTAGGAAAGGGGACGTGCCAATGCTCGAAAAAGACATCACAAACCAAATCTTACGCTATCTCAAGACCGTGCCGGAATGCTTTGCGTGGAAACAGCATGGCGGGCAATACGGCACGGCGGGTCTGCCGGATATCATCTGCTGCTTGCGCGGACGCTTCGTAGCGTTCGAGGTCAAGACGGTTTCCGGCAAACTTACAAAGCTGCAAGAATCAACGCTACAACGAATACGAAAATCACAGGGCATCGCTTACAAAGTCACATCGCTTCAAGAAGTCAAGGAGATTGTTCAAAATCTACATTCTTGAAACGGAGGCGAACCCTTATGGATAGAAAAATCAAATGTTCCGAGTGCGAATACGCTCGTGCGGACAAGGCGGCGAGCGACAAAAGCTGGACGGCCTACGAGTGCGGCTGCGGCGAGAGCGAATACTTCAAGGCTCTGCTGAACGTCACGCCGAGCGGCGAGAAGCAGTATTCCATCACATGGAGCGGCTGCGAAGAGGGGGTGGCAATATGACGGCGAGGGAGTATTTATCACAGGCAATCGCCATCAAAACCCGGCTGAAAGCCATGTCAGACCAGTTGGCGTTTCTCAAATCGGCGGCTGAGTATCTGCCCGCACAATTCAGTCATTTACCAAAACCCGCCACACGCAACGTCCACAAAAACGAGGACGCAATTGTCCGTGTGTTGGAGTTCGAGGAACGCATGAAAGCGCAGCACTCCAAGCTAAACGAAATCAGCCGGACGATCGAATCCGTCGGCGATCCGCTTCTGCACACGCTTCTTGTGAAGCGATACTTGGAGGGCAAGACGTGGCAGGAAATTTCCGGCGAGATGTACTTCAGCCTCTGCCACATCTACCGCCTGCACAACGCCGCTCTCGATGCCGTCCAAGCCGTGATAGTAAATGAGAGTTGAGGACACCACCGTACAGCTTGCATAGCGAAAAACGGCCTGTTATACTTATAATCAGAAAAGTATATCCACACGAGAGCCGCCTGACACACCGGGCGGCTCTTGTCATGCACGGAAAGAGGTGAGCATTATGCCGACTCGTCCAAAGAAACCCTGCAAGCACCCCGGTTGTCCCAATCTCACGGACGGCAGCTACTGCCAACAACACCAGCAAGCCGAGAACCGCCGCTACAACAAGTACCAGCGCGCCCCTGCTTCACGCAGCCGCTACGGAACGCAGTGGCGCAAAATCCGCACACGATACATCACGGCCAACCCGTTGTGTGAGCTGTGCAAGCAAGCCGGACGCTTCACCCCCGCCGACACCGTCCACCACAAACGCAAGCTGGCCGACGGCGGTACGAACGACTGGGAGAACTTACAAGCATTGTGTTCGCCCTGTCATTCGAGGCTTCACGCCAAGGACGGAGACCGCTGGGGCAACTTGAAATCTTGAATACTTGATTAACTTGAATACCCGCTTGATTTTGCCCGCGCCACTTCTTTCGGATATCCTGAACAAGTTGTGTGTCGACCCACTTCTTTCGGATATCCTGAACAAGTTCAGCCGAGGGGTGGGGGTGGTGAAACCCTTGCGGCGTAAGGCTTCCGCGTCGGGCGTGGCCTCTCACGCACGTTTTTCATATTTCAAGAGGTTTTAACCGTCGTGCGGGTTTGATACAACCGAGCGGCGGTTTTCCCTGTATTTGCAGGGCTTCACGGCGATTACGCTCGCAAAATCACTAAAATCCAACTTGATTTAATTTCAAGTTTATTCAAGATTCAACTTGAATTCAAGCCGAGGGGAGGTGCAGGGCGTGGCGAACGTTAGCGGACACGGCGGCGCGAGACCGGGGGCGGGCAGACCGCGTCGGGAACTCAAAACCGCCATCGAAAACAATGTGCATAAATCCAAAATCAAAACCATCCAAAAGCCGGACAATGCAACGCCGGACGATGTGCCGACCGTGCCGGAATGCCGCGCCTACCTCACCGAGGAGCAGAAAACAGGCGTAGAACTGGGCGCAAAGGACTACTTTGAGGAACTGTGGGCGTGGCTCGCCGAACGCAAATGTGAGCATCTTTTCCAGCCGTCGTATTTGCAGAATTTCGCCATGCAGCAGGCGCGGTACGCACAGCTCGAACGCATGATTTCGCGCATCGGCTTTGTGGCGAAAAACGACAAAGGCGTACTGGTTCTGAACCCCATCGAAAAGGCGGCGCAGGACAGGCTTCGCATTGTCAATCAGATGTATTTCGTGATTGAGAGCGCGGTCAAAGCCAACACCACCGAGGCGTTCGGCGGTCTGCCGGGCTTTGAAGACCCGCTGGAAAAACTGCTGTCGGGCAAATAACAAATTCTGAATTCGGAGTGTGGAATTCGGAATTGATTAAGGAGTGAAACTTGTGGAAATTTCCAAAGAAATCAGAATAATGCGGCTTGCGGATTTGACGCCGCATCCGAAGAATCCGCGCGTTCATCCCGACAAGCTGATAAAAAAGTTAGTGTCGTCGATTGAAACTTACGGCTTCACATCGCCCATTCTCGTGGACGCGGACAATCGGATTCTTGCGGGTCACGCGCGGTGCAAAGCCGCCGAGAAGATGGGGTTGACCGAAGCTCCCGTCATTGTGCTGCCGCTCAAAGGGGCGGCGGCCGATGCTTATGTGATTGTCGATAACAAGCTCAACGAGCTGTCCGAGTGGGACGAGGATATTTTGTCCGGGTTGATTTCCGACATCGATGCGGCGGGGTTTGACGTTGAACTCACTGGCTTCGATATTGACGAAATCGACGCGCTTCTCTCGCCGAAAGGCTGTAAACAGGACGATTTCGACACCGAGCAAGCCAAGAAAGACATCGAGGAAAGTGGCGGCGCGGTGACGCAGACCGGGGATATTTGGCTCTTGGGCGAACACAAAATCATCTGCGGCGACACCACCGAAGCCGAGACCTTCGAGCGTCTGATGGACGGTCAAAAGGCGCAGTTATGCGTGACTTCGCCGCCGTATTCCGTGGGCAAGGACTACGAATCCGGCAACATTGAGGACTGGTTTTCGACCATGCGCCCGGCCATCAAAAACATCTGCCGCCACGCCGACACGGTGTGCTACAACATCGGCGACAAGTTCAACACCGGCAGTCAGTTCATCGAACCGACCTTTGCGCACTCGATTCAGATGTTCGCCGACAACGGCTTCCGGCCGCTGTGGGTGCGGATTTGGGACAAGAAACGCCAAGCCCTGTCCACCAACGCGCCGTACCATTTGGCGACGACAAAGCCCATCGGCGATGCGGAGTATATCGCGGCTTTCGGCGGCAAAAACGGCGAAACCGTCCTCGGCGAGGATGAGGCGGACGTTTCCGACCACAGCTTCATCGCCGCTGTTGCCAACAGCAATTACAAGTTTGTCAAGCGGCTCAGTAAGCAGGAACGGCGGGAGTTTGGCTACTCATCCATGTGGAGAATTGTGAGCGTTCATGGCCGTCCGGGCAAGCAAAACCATCACGCGACTTTCCCGGTGGAACTGCCGTGGCGGTGTGTCAAAATGCACAGCGACAAGGGAAATATCGTACTTGAACCGTTTTCCGGCACCTTCACCACGGGCATTGCCTGTGAGCAGCTCGAACGCCGCTGCTTCGCCATCGAACGTGATCCGCAGTGGGTGGATGTGAGCGTCAAACGCTGGGTTGAATTTACAAAACGCCCCGAAGAGGTCTTCCTCATTCGCGGCGGTGAGACGATTCCATTTGCAGAAAGTGTGGTGAGTGTATGAATAAACTGGAAATTATCAACGTCCCGATTGGGGACATCAAGCCGTTTCCGAAGAACGCAAAACTCCATCCAAAGGAGCAGGTGGCGCAGATTCGGCGTTCAATTGAGACCTACGGCATGAACGACCCGATTGCCATTGACGAGGACAATGTGGTCATCGAGGGTCACGGGCGGTTGCTGGCTCTCAAGGACATGAAAGCCGAGACCGTGCCGTGCATCCGGCTGACGCACCTGACCGAGGAGCAGAAGCGCGCGTACATTTTGGCACACAACAAGCTGACCATGAACACAGGCTTTGACGCCGATTTACTTATCGGAGAGCTTGACTTCCTCAAAGACGCGGGCGTTGACACGTCGCTCACCGGCTTCTCGATTGACGAACTGGAAAAAATATTCAAGGACAGCGACAAGCCCGAAATCAAGGATGACGATTTCAACATCGACACGGCGGCGAAAGAGCCGCCGTTCGCCATGTCCGGGGATTTATGGCGATTGGGGCGGCATCGTCTGCTCGTCGGCGACGCGACAAAAACGGAGGATGTCGCTCGTCTCATGGACGGTAAAAAAGCCAATCTTGTCCTCACCGACCCGCCGTACATGGTGGCGTATCAAGGCAAAGCCGGGACAATCAAGAACGACGACCTCGGCGACAAAGAAGCGTATGCGTTCCTGCTTTCGGCGTTCCAACTGATGGAAAATTCGATGGCAGACGATGCGTCAATCTACGTTTTCTACGCCGACAGCAAGGGGCTGATTTTCCGCAAAGCCTTTGACGATGCGGGATTCAAGCTGGCGAGCAACTGCATTTGGGTCAAGAACAATTTCACATTCGGCCGCTCCGATTACAAATGGGGTCACGAGGTCTGCCTGTACGGTTGGAAGAAATCGGGAAAGCACAAATGGCACGGCGACGCCAAACAAAGCACCGTCTGGCATTGCGACAAACCCGCCAAAAACGCGGAACACCCAACAATAAAACCAATCCCGCTGCTCTCAATTCCGCTGACCAACAGCAGCAGTCCGAATAGCATCGTCCTCGACCCGTTCAGCGGGTCTTTTTCGACCGGGATTCTGTGCGAACAGACCGACCGCGTCTGCTACGGCTTGGAACTCGACCCCGTCTATGCGTCGGTCTGCGTGAAGCGATTCCGCGAACACTCGCCTGATGCGGACATTACCGTCGAGCGAGGCGATAAAATTTTCACTTTGGAGGAGGTAATCGGCAATGCCTAAAAAACTAAAACTCGGCTCACTCTTCGCCGGGATCGGCGGGGTTGACTTTGCGGGCATCGAAGCGGGCACACAGCCCGGTTTTTTTTTCGGAATCGAGGCGTACCCCCGCCTGGTGCTGTCGGGGCGGCTCCCGGGCGGCCAGCAACAA